GGTCTGTGTACTTCTGAGCTTACTTTCAGACGAGAACTGAAGCGCCTGGGGTTACACGATCCGCCTGACTGGCCGGATGAGTCCAGTGAAGCTGAGATGATGGAGTTTGAGACAGAAGGGGGTGGGAGTGTCATTATCGTATGCGTACCCCCCAACAAGAACATGGATGATCTCACAGCGACCTTGGTGCATGAAGCAGTTCATATCTGGCAAAGAATCAAAGAATACATAGCCGAGAAAGAGCCTAGCCCAGAGTTTGAAGCGTACAGTATTGAAAGCATCTTCAAGTCACTCAGAGCTGCCTATGTGGCTCAACGAGGCAAGAAAAGTGGCACTGTCTCCAAAAGAAAACAGCATTAAGGTTCTGAAGCACCTGTTGAAGGAGACAGAGCTGTCCAACAGTCTCATCATAGCCATGATGGCTAACATCGCAGTAGAGACTGGTTATACCTACGATTACAAGACCAAACAGAAGGGCTTACGCACTGATCCTGCTTTTGGTCTGTTTCAGTTTGACCCCCGTGGAGGCCTAGCGTCTCTATACCATGAGTACCTTGAGTACCGTAAGTGTGACGATTCTGCCGAAGCGCAATTAGATATGCTGGTGGACATCTTGCTTAAAACATGGAAGAAGGGGGTCTCTCACGTTGGGAGCGGTAACGTCAACAAAGTGCTGGAGGCGGCTAAAGAAGGCCATGCTCCTGCAACGGAGGCGTTCTGCTCCCACATTCTTAGACCAGGGAAGCCTCACCTTGACAGGCGTTTGAAGGCTATTGCAATGGTAGAGTCCCTGATGGCTGAGGTTGTAAGCTCTTAATGACTTCACTCAGCGTAAAGCTGTTGGAGTGGCAGAAGAAAGTATGGAGCCACCCAGCACGCTTCAAGATCATTGCGGCAGGACGCCGTACAGGGAAGTCACGCCTAGCGGCCTACACGCTGCTGGTAAAGGCGCTACAGGCAACTCAAGGGACTGTGTTCTATGTCGGCCCTACGCAAGGGCAGGCCAGAGACATCATGTGGAAGCTGCTCTTGGACATAGGGCAGGGTGTCATCAAGAACGTCCATGTCAACAACCTTGAGATAACCCTTGTAAACGGCATCAGCATACGCCTCAAAGGCGCTGACAGACCAGAGACAATGCGCGGTGTCTCTCTGTTCTATCTGGTGTTGGATGAGTATGCCGACATCCGTCCTGATGTGTGGGAACAGATTCTACGTCCTGCACTGGCGGACTTGAAGGGCGAGGCGATGTTCATAGGTACGCCTATGGGCCGTAACCACTTCTACGATTTGTTCAGCTACGCACAGCGCGAAGAGGACTCTGACTACTATGCTTGGCACTTTACCTCCTATGACAACGAGACACTCGACCCTAACGAGATAGAAGCCGCTAAACGCTCTATGTCTTCCTACGCCTTCCGCCAGGAGTTCATGGCATCTTTCGAGGCACAAGGGTCAGAGATATTCAAAGAAGAGTGGGTCAAGTTCGGAAAGACCCCAGACGAAGGCGACTACTACATTGCCATCGACCTTGCAGGCTTTACCGAGGTAGGCGCAAAACGATCCAAGAATACCAAACTCGACCAAAGTGCTATTGCCGTGGTCAAAGTGATGCCTGATGGTGCATGGCACATTGAGAACATTATCAGAGGACGGTGGGACTTAGGCACCACTGCCACTAAGATATTTCAAGCCGTCAGAGACTACCAGCCAGTAGCGGTAGGCATAGAGAAAGGTATCAGCCGACAGGCGGTAATGTCTCCTCTGAGCGATACGATGCGGCGTAATAACAAATACTTCAACGTGGTAGAACTTACCCACGGCAACCAGAAGAAGACAGACCGTGTTGTGTGGGCGCTACAGGGCCGCTTTGAACATGGCCGCATCACCATAGGCGAGGGTGAGTGGAAGGACGACTTCCTTGACCAGCTGTACCAGTTCCCTTCTGAATTAGTACACGATGACTTGGTAGATGCGGTAGCGTACATAGATCAGTTAGCCAAGGTGCCTTACGGTATAGAAGACTTTGAACAAACAGACTACGAGCCTTTAGACCTCATATCAGGATACTGATGATGATTGAAGAATTTGAACAAGAAGATTTTAACGAAGAGCAAGACCTTGCTGAGTGGGTAATGGGCAAGGTAGAGGCGTGGAAGGAGCACTACGACTCCGAGTACCGTCAGAAGCACGAAGAGTATTATCGCATTTGGCGCGGTGTGTGGGCGGCTCAGGACAAGACTCGCGAGAGCGAACGGTCGCGCCTCATCAGCCCTGCTACGCAGCAGGCCGTAGAGTCTTCAGTCGCTGAACTAGAAGAGGCTACCTTTGGCCGTGGTCGTTGGTTTGACATCAAAGACGACTCCCAGGATGAAGAGTCAGGCGACATATCCTATCTGAAGAAGAAGCTATACGAAGACTTCCAGAAACAGAAGATCAGGAAGGCTACGGCAGAGTGCTTGCTCACCAGCGCCGTCTACGGTACTGGCATTGCTGAGGTATGTATTGAGACCATCAAGGAGATGGTACCAGCGACCCAGTCTATCATGGATGGGCAGCTTCAAGCGGTAGGTGTCAACATCACTGACCGCACTGTAGTACGCCTACGTCCTCTCCTGCCTCAGAACTTCCTTATCGACCCTGCCGCCTGTTCTATTGAAGACGCTCTCGGCTGCGCCGTGGATGAGAACGTCCCTACGCATGAGATTGAAGAGAAGCAGGAAGAGGGTGTCTACAAGAAGGTGTCGCTGGACACCGCTGTGTTTGAAGACGACCGTGAGCCTGACATCACCATCCAGCATCCTACCGAGGGCCGCACACGCCGTACCACCTACTACGGTAAGGTGCCTCGTGCCTTGTTGGAGAATGCCCGTAAGGAAGAAGGCGTAGAAGTAGTTACTCTCACTGAAGACACAGAAAACAAGTCCAAGTACGTTGAGGCTATTATTGTCATAGCCAACGGTGGTGCCTTGCTGAAGGCAGAAGAGAACCCCTACATGATGCAAGACCGTCCGCTGGTGGCCTTTCCGTGGGACGTTGTCCCCGGCCTGTTCTGGGGCCGTGGCATCTGCGAGAAAGCATACAACAGCCAGAAAGCACTGGATGCCGAGCTGAGGGCGCGTCAGGACGCCTTGGCACTTACTGTGCATCCTATGATTGGTATTGACTCTACACGCCTTCCGCGTGGCATGAACATGGAAGTACGCCCCGGTAAGACGCTGCTTACTGTTGGCCCTCCTGGCGATGTGATCCAGCCTATCAAGCTGGGCGCAGTTGACCAAGTAACCTTCGTGCAGGCAGAAGCTCTCCAGCGTATGCTTCAGATGGCTACAGGCGCTATCGACAGTGCTGGTATCGCAGGTAGCATCAACGGTGACGCTACTGCTGCTGGCATCTCCATGAGCCTTGGTGCCATTATCAAGCGCCACAAGCGAACCTTGATTAACTTTCAAGAATCGTTTATAATCCCGTTCGTGGAAAAGGCAGCATGGCGCTACATGCAGTTTGACCCTGAACACTACCCGGTCAACGACTACAACTTCGTCGCTACCTCCTCACTTGGCATCATTGCCCGTGAGTACGAAGTTACCCAGCTTACTCAACTCCTCCAGACCATGGGCCAAGACAGCCCTCTGTATGCTCCCCTTGTGATGGCTATTGTAGACAACATGAGCTTGGGCAACAGTGAGGAACTCAAGAAGACCCTCGTCAAAGCCTCTGAGCCTTCGCCTGAAGCACAACAGGCAGCGCAGGCACAGCAGGAGAGCCAGTTGCGCTTCCAAGCCTCTCAGTCGGCTGCTCTGGAAGCTCAGGCAAATGAGTCTGCTGCAAGAGCAGCTAAGTACGTCGAAGAAACCCGTATGTTGCCTTTTGAGTTGCGTATCAAAGCAACTGAGGCAGCGACTAAGAACATGGAGTCGTCTGGCAACGAAGGCGATGAGTTTGAGAAGCGCGTAAAGCTGGTACAAACCCTGCTGGATGAGCGCAAGGTAGCCCTCATGGAGAAGAAAGATGAAAGGGAATCCAAAATAAATACACTAAAACAGTTTGTGTGACGCACATGGAACAGATGAACGAACACAAGCCATTGTTTTCTGTAATGATGATTTGCTACAACAATGTGCAGTTTATTAAAGCTGCCATTGATAGTGTAAAAAATCAAACTTATCAGAA